GGAACCGGTTCCTGTACGGCACATTACAACACCAGTATTTTCCGGCAGATGATGTTGGATTACAAAAACACCGGTGAGGATGTGTATTTTGATATCCAGATCACGAACGAAGATAAGACCAGTGGAGCCGGGCGGCAGACGATCATCTTAAAGGACTGCAATATCGATGGCGGTATTCTGGCGAAGTTTGACGCTGACGCAGACTACCTGGATGAAGATATGGACTTTACCTTTGAAGATTTTGAGATGCCGGAAGCATTCTCGAATCTGGAGGGATTTCTGACGAATTAGGAGAGTCTCCCCGCGTTTTCAGTGGGGAGAGCACATGTGTCTGGATTTTGAAGCTGGAATAATGACTTCTTGACTGGTGTGTGTTATAATTTCTTTATATCAACAGTTGAGGAGGAGATATTATGTTTTGGTTGATTTGTTTATGTTTTTCAGCATTTTGTACCATAGGAGGGGTTATATCTTGTATATCCGAGGGAAATCCAGAAATAATGTTAGGTGTAGCTGTATTTGCTATATTTGATATTATTTTCTATAAAAAGTATCATGATAAGAAAACAGGAAAAACAGCAGAAAAAAAACAGGCAAAAAGAGAATCCAAAGAAGTAGCAGAGAAGACTATATATGGAAATCACCAGGCGGGGCTTCCGCTTGCACAGAATGCACCGTGTACGATCATTGCAGAAAGTGACTGTTTTAAATTCGTAGGAGGTGGAAATAGTTTTGAGTTGAATCGAAGTAAGATAACAGATATATCTGTAAAAACAGATGTTGAGATTCAGAAGCAA